ACTTGGATTAACTCCTGCTGCAGCGATTGCTGCTGCGTTCATATCTCCTGCTGCCTTGGCTGCAGCGTATGCTGCTGCTGCTTTTGCAGATTCTGCTGCTCTTGTCGCTGCTGCTGCTGCGGCTGCTGCTGAGTCTGTCTTAGATCCACCTAATGCAGGATCACCAGCCTTTGGTGTTACTACTGGAGGAACTGTTGGAATAACTGGGGCAGTTGGAATAACAATTCCTGAAGCAGCCTTTGCTGCCTTAAGATACTTTTCAAGAGCAGTTGTTGCTGCATCCCAACCCTTTGCAATTTTATCAATAAGGGTTGCACTAAACAAAACTTTGGCATCTTCTTCAACTTTAAAAGGAATCCTAGTAGCAAGAAGGTATTCTCCAACTTCCTCTGCAGACATTTTCCAAGCAGCCATAAGAAGTTCTACTTCTTTTTTGCCAAGATTCTGATCTTTTAATACTACAACTGCTTGTTCATATTTTCTGGCTGCTTCTGTTGCGCTTTCGCCATCGCTTCCAAACCACTTGAGTGCTAACTTCTTAATTCCTTCAGGACTTATGTTTCCATTACCCTTGTTTATTTCATTTAAGAACTCTAAATACTTTCCTGCTGCTTCTTTTGCAGAATTTCCTGTATTTCCATACCAGGACATTGCAAGATTTTCTACCTCAGTAGCATCCACCTTCTCATCATTAATTGCTAAAACCTGATTTACATAGAACTGAGCAGCCTCTGCAGACATGCCCCATTCCTTTGCAAGAAGTCCAACCTCTTTGATTGTAACCTCATTATCACCAGATAATGCTTTTAGAATATCTCGTTGACGACCCAACAAAAGATTATATTCTTCTGCTGCTTTTATCTTTAAATCATCTAATGCTTTTTGCTGCTTTGTAGTTTCTGCAAGGATAACTTTACCACCCTTTAGAAGGTTCTGATAAATTGCTTCCATCTGGATAGCAGTCATCTCATCAGGATCTGTTAATTTGATTCCTTCTTTATCTAACTTAGCATTGTTCTTCTTAATCGCTCCCAGAGTAACCTGCATTTTCTTTTCATCTGTAAGCATCTTTCTATTAAACAATGCAAGTTTTGCTGCCCCTGCTCTTTCCAACTTTTGAATGCGAAGTTTCTTAGCCTCTGCTGCTGCTGCTTCCGCAGCATCTCTTGCTTGTCTTGCTGCGTCTTCTTGATTCTTCTTATTAGTTTTATTAGCCTCTTTAACTGCGTCTTCAATAGACTTAAACTGGCTAACAATAATATTCTGTTGCTCTTTTAGACGAGCAATTTCTTTTTCTCTTGCTTGTGCTGCAGTATCATATGTTGCAGCAAGTCTTTTACCAGCATCAATTTCTTCTTGTATCTGCTGCTTTCTTGCAGCAGCCCTTTTTCTATCATTTTGAGCAAGTTTGCCTGCTGCCCACTCTACTGCTTTATAAATTGCAGTAAGTGCTGCAACTATTGCTGCTGCTACCAATAAAAACTTTGCAGCAGGAGACATTGCTATCCAGAATCCTGCAGCGGCAACTTTCATTTTATTAAGTATGCCAGGAGTACCCTTAAGAGCACTAAAACTTTTACCTAATTTAGCCATATCAACACCTAGAATTGAAAAATTTGATGATGCTGTGGCTGTTGTTGCTGCTACATTTTGTAATTCTGCTCTAAAGGTTTTTGTTGCACCTACCATAAATGTAAGGAAGCCTCTTACCATGTTTGTTGCTGCTAGTAATTTTAAATATCCAATAACAGAAAGAATTACGCTACCAAGAATTTGTAGTTGTATACGGAATCTTTCTACAAACTTACCAATCTCAATCATTGCTGTTGCTGCTCTTTCAATAACAATAATTGAGCCATCAAAAGCCTTAACAAGATCATTTCCGTTTAATCTAATAAACTTTTCAAGTTCAGGAATCACATTCTCTGAAATTCTAGTAGCAAGTTTTTCTAACGCTGGAATTAAAGCATATCCAACTCTATCTGCTGATTGTGCAAACTGTAATCTTAACTTTTCCATTCTTCCAGCAAGAGTATTTGCTGCTGCTGCAGCCTGTCCTTTTGTTGTTTTTGCTAAATCTTTTTGTATTGCATTAAAGTCTTTTGTCTTAAGTGCAGCCTTATCAAGAGGTATACCTAATTTTGTTAATGCTGCAAAGTTCCCATTATATGCTCGTGAAAGTGCCATTGAAACGGCACCCAAATCTTTTCCACTTGCTGCAGAAATATCAGTTGCTAATGCAAGAAGTTCCTGAGACTTAGCCAGGTTTCCTGTGCCTGTTACCAATGTCTGCAAAGCAGGAATTAACTGTTCATTATCAATAGCAACCTGTAGTTCAAGGCTGTCTAAATATGCAGCATTTGCTTTGATTGCTTCATCTGTAGCACCTGCAGTATTGCGAAGAGCAATTGCTAATGCAGCCTGCTGCTTTTGATCTGCCATAGCACCTTGAACTGCGTCTACTGCTAGTTTAGTAGCAAATCCAGCAGTGGCTGCTGTTGCTAATCCAAATGCTCTTGTTGCTCTTTTACCAAAATTGTCAATGTTTTGTCCAAGTCTTTTAATATCCTTGGCTGCTTCCTTAGATCCCTTATCAGAGTATTGAGAAACAATTCTGGCAATTACTGCACCTGTGGCCATTAGTTCTTCTCCTTATCTAAGTTTTGTTGTAGTGTTCTTTTTGCATCTTGTAAAGCATCAGAGATATTCTTTTGAACTTTGTCTCTGTTGTTGTCTACTGCTTTCCAGACTAAACGAGAAGCAGTTCCTACTTGACCCTCTAAGTTCTTAATAAAGGTACCATTACCTCTACTTCTTCTACCTGCTAATTCATAAATAACACCTTGAGCAGACTTGTTCTTTATTGCTCCAGCACTGGTAGTATAGTCTTTTCTTACTTTACCCTCAGCCTTTGAGGTGGAGATGCCTGACTTGATAATGCTTTGATCCCAAGCAGGCCATCCTGCACCACCACGAGAACGAGGGTTACGAGCAGGTTGAGTAGCCCAGCCACTAAGTGGTGGCTTTGCTTCAACATAGCCTTGTGCTTCTTTTTTAACAGAAGACAATTCTTTGTTAATGACTTTGCTAAATGCTTTAACTGCATCTTTATCAAAATCACCCAATGCTTTTAGTGTCTCCTTTAAACCAGTTAACACTATCGCATTTTGACTCATTACCTGCTCGCTTCCTTTGCTCGTTCTTTTAAGTAAATAGTGATTGCTTCAAGTACTCCGTCAGGAGCATCAAGCAAATCATTTGGAGATAAACCCGTCTCCACAGAAATCATTGCTACCGTATAGGTTAGGCTATTTCTGTGGATTCTGAATTTGGGTCGCTTGCTAACTCTACATTCTCTAATGTGTCTAAGAATGCTTCTCCAAAAGGCTTAACTACGATTCCTGCTTCTCTCAAGGCACCATGTGCCAAGAAGTAGACATGCTCTAGTTTTTGATCCTCTGTAAGTAGTTTAGCAAAGCCCTTGTTGAATTTTTGTTCAAATGCAACAATTGTTTTTGGTCTCAAAGGATATGTTCCTTCTACTCCATCTACTGTTTTTACCTTTATATATAGTCCGTCCATTTTTTGCCCCTTTTCTAAGGTGTTGGTGTTGTTACTTTATTTATGTCTCCGTAGATTGGCCACGAAACTCGTGCAGTTGATAGTTCACCAACTCCTCCGCTTAACGGAGACCATTCCGATATAACTAGTTCAAATCTATATTCTGGATTTTGAGTACTTATATTAGCACCAGCATTTGGTCTTATTGTGCAATAAGCCACTGTGCCTACTAACGGATATATTACTGTTTCAACTTCATTTGTTGCAAAGTCTTGCTGAAAATCAAAACTTACTGTATTTTGAGCAAGACCTGCAAGTTGTCGTTTAGAAACATCGCCAATAACTGTAGTCTCAAAAAGGTCATGAACTGTAGATAATTGCACTGAACTTATATGATCACTAAGATCATATACTGTTCCAGGCGATGCACCTAACATTACTTTAACATTTGTTAAGACTATCTTGGCCATTTGTTATTAAACTGCCTTTACGATTCGTCCAGTGATTGGCCATGTAACAGATGCTGTTGCCAATTCGCCAACTGCTCCGTTTAGTGGTGTCCACTCTGTAACTACAGCAGTGAATGTGTATGAAGGATTATCTGCAGAAACTCCTGCTGCTGCAACTGGCTGAACAACAATTACTACTTCCTTACCCAATTCTGGATAAACAACTGCTTCAACTGATCCTGCTGCAAAGTCCTGGTGGAACTCAAGAGTTACTGAGTTATCAACAAGTCCTGCTGTGCGTGTCTTTGCTGCGTTTGGAACATTTCCTAGTGCTCCTGATATTCCTGCAAATGCTG